TTAATTCATTATTTAATCTCACTAGAATTTATGAACAAATAGATTATAATGAAGAAATGGAATTTAATGGGCACGTAGTACGAGGGGCTTTTTCTTGGAGGGGAGGAATAAAAGACAAAGAGGTTATATGGATTCCTACTCAAAATGGTAGATTTAGAATATCCTGGTTACCTCCCACAAATTTGCAAAATAATATAATAGAAAGAAATGGTATAAAATATCCAGGTAATGATGGATTAGGAGCTTTTGGTTGTGATCCTTATGATATCTCGGGTACTGTAGGGGGTGGAGGTTCTAATGGATCTTTGCATGGACTTACAACTTTTACTATGACTAGCGATATACCTAATACTAAATTTTTTTTAGAATACATTGCACGACCACAGACAGCAGAAATATTCTTTGAAGATGTATTAATGGCTTGTATTTTTTATGGAATGCCTTTATTAGCAGAAAATAACAAACCTAGATTGCTTTATCATTTTAAAAGGAGAGGATATAGAGGCTTCTCAATGAACCGCCCTGATAAGCGGAAAAGCAATCTGTCTAAAACAGAATTGGAATTAGGTGGTATTCCGAATTCTTCGGAAGATATAAAACAAGCGCATGCATCCGCAATTGAATCTTATATAGAAGAATATATTGGTAAAAATAATGAAGAATACGGTAATATGTATTTTCAACGTACTTTAGAAGATTGGGCACGATTTGATATTTCACGAAGAACATCTTTTGATGCTTCTATAAGTAGTGGCTTAGCTATAATGGCATGCCGAAAACATTTATATAAACCTAATACAGATAGAACAATTAAAAAGTTGGATTTCGAGTTTTCAAAATACAGGAATGAAGGCTATCAAAGTGAGTTAATAAAATAAATATGGCAAAATTAAAAGGGAAAGTTCTAACACAATTTCCAAGTCAAGCAGTCTCTGATAAAGAGAAGCAAACCGAAACATATGGTTTAGCAGTAGGAAGGGCTATTGAGCAAGAGTGGTTTAATAAAGACAATAATGGCATTGGAAAATTTTATAACTCGAGGCAAGAGGCACATAGACTTAGACTATATTCTAGAGGGGAACAATCTATTAGGAAATATAAAGACGAATTTGCTATTAATGGGGATTTATCTTATCTTAATTTAGATTGGAAACCAGTTCCTATTATTCCAAAATTTATAGATATAGTAGTTAATGGTATGCAAGATAGATTATTTTCTATAAAAGCTGTAGGCCAAGATAATATTTCAACGGGGAAAAGAACTAAATTTGTTAATGATGTTCAACAAGATTTAAATGCTGCGGGTTTGCTTTTAAATATTGAGCAAACACTAGGCGTAACGGCAAGAAATTTTGATGTAAATAAATTACCTGCTAATACAGAGGAGTTAGAACTCTATATGCAATTAAATTATAAGCAGGGTATTGAGATGGCTGAGGAAGAAGCTATTGATAATATTTTTAAAGCTAATAAATACGAGGAAACTAAAAAGCGTATTGATTATGATTTAGCTACATTAGGAATGGGCGCTGTTAAACATGGATTTAATAACACTGATGGAATTGTAGTAGAATATGTAGATCCCGCTAATCTAGTGTGGTCATATACCGAAGATCCAAATTTCCAAGACTGCTATTATTTTGGGGAGGTTAAAACAATAAAAGTTAATGAGCTTAAAAAACAATTTCCTGCGTTAACTAATGAGGATATAGAAGAACTAGTTAATAGGGGTTCTAATTGGAATGATTATAACGATCCCACTTATAATTATTACAATAATAGTGAATTAGCTGCAAAAAATACTTTAACTGTATTATATTTTAATTGGAAAACTTGGGAACATGACGTATACAAAATAAAAGAAGTCCCTAGTGGTGGTAAAAAGGCTATTGCAAAGGATGATACTTTTGATCCCCCTAAAGATAAAAGAACTCGCTTTGAAAAAGTAAAACAAACTAGAGAAGTAATATATGAAGGATGCTTAGTATTAGGAACTGATACTATATTAAAATGGCAAAAAGCTTCCAATATGGTTAGACCTTCGGCTAATATTAACAAAGTAATGCTGAATTATGTTGTTAGTGCACCAAGGTTATATAAAGGTAATATTACATCTTTAGTATCTAAAATGACTGCTTATGCAGATTTAATACAATTAACCCATTTAAAACTACAACAATCTATTCAAAGAATGACACCTTCTGGTGTATATGTAGATGCGGATGGATTAGCTGAAATTGATTTGGGGAATGGTACCAACTATAATCCTCAAGAAGCATTAAATATGTATTTTCAGACAGGATCTATTATTGGTAGATCTTTAACAACGGAGGGGGAAAGAAATAATGGTAATATCCCAATCCAAGAATTACCTGGTGGCGGTGGTCAACAAATTCAAGTATTAATTGGTGCTTATAATCAATATATACAAATGATGCGGGATGTTACCGGTCTTAATGAGGCAAGAGATGCAGCAGATCCAGATCAATATTCTTTGGTAGGGGTACAAAAATTAGCAGCAGCTAATAGTAATGTAGCAACTAGGCATATATTGCAGGCTAGTATGTTTATAACTACTTGTTTAGCTGAAGCTATATCATTAAGATTTAAAGATGTTTTAGAATATCATCCTACAAAAGAAATGTTTATAGATTCATTAGGACAATTTTCTGTAGGGTCTTTAGAAGAATTAAAGGAACTTAATCTCCATGATTTTGGCATATTCTTAGAACTCGAACCTGATGAAAACGAGAAACAATTATTAGAAAATAATATACAAGTAGCGCTTTCTAAAGATAGTATACATCTAGAAGATGCTATTGATATTAGAGAAATTAAAAATACTAAATTAGCTAATCAGTTATTAAAATTTAGGAGAATAGCTAAACAAAAAGCTGATATGGCTAAAGCGCAAGCAGCTTCTGCAGCTCAGGCTCAAGCCCAAGGGGAACAAGCGCAAAAACTTGAAGAAGTTAAAGTTCAAGCAGAGCAATTAAAAACAGATTCTAAAATACAATTATCCACATCAGAAAATGAAATGGAAATTAGAAAAATGGAAATTGAAACTAGGGCTAAAAAAGAATTAATGCAATATGAATTTAATTTAAATGTTCAATTAAAAGAACTTGAATTAAGATCTCAAATGGAACTTGCTGAAAGAAGCAATAAATCCATGTTACAACGAGAGTTAATCCGTGAAGATACAAAACTTAAAACCAGTAATCAACGTGTAGAAGATACAAAAATTAAAGCAGGTGGTAAGTTAAGCGGTGCTCCCAATACTGACAACCCAGTTAAAGATTTTGAATCAAAAGGTAATGATACCTTAGGAGGATTCGATATGGGTCGTTTTGAAGCCTCCTAAATATTTAAACAATTATTTTATTATATACAATTATGGAAGAACAAGAAGTAAAAGATGCTCCAAAAGTCGAAGTTAAAGATGTTGGAGAAATTAATCCCGATATAAATACCCCCCAACAAAAAGAAGCAGCTGTATTAGAACAAGCTGTAGACGAGGGTAAAGTTGATCCAGCTTATGGATTACAAAAGGATGGCGTTTACAAAATTAATGTAGATAAACCGCCAGTACCTAAAAAAGAGGCTAAATTAGAGTCTGTAAAAAAAGTTAAAGAAGAACCTAAAAAAGAAGAAAAAAATGCCATTCAAGAATCAGAAACAAAGGGCAGCGTGTTACGCGATGAACAGTCCGAAGTGGGATTGCAAGGCGTGGGATCAGAAGTACGGGAAACCCCCAAAAACGCTGAAGGCACTCAAAAAGAAGAAGTAGAAATTACTAAAGAATCTACTGATTCCCCTTTAGAACTTATTACAGAAGAGCCTAAAAAACAAATTAAACAGGAAAAGAAAGAAGCTCCTGTTAAAGAAGAAAAAATATTACAGGAAGAAAAACAACCAGAGCTTCCTGAAGGCGTAGAAAAACTTGTACAGTTTATGGAAGAAACTGGAGGAACTGTCGAAGATTACACAAAACTTAATCGAGATTACTCTAAAATAGACAATGTAAGTTTATTGCAAGAATACTACGAATATAGTAAACCTCATTTAAATCAAGAAGACATTAATTTTTTAATGGATAAAAATTTTGCTTATGATGAGGAGACGGATGATCCGTCGGACATAAAAGCTAAGCAATTAGCTTTTAAAGAGGAATTATTTAAAGCTAAAGACCTTTTGAAAAAAACAAAGGAAAAATATTATACTGATCTTAAGTTAAGATCTAAACAACAAAATATTTCTCCTGAATATCAAAAAGCTCTAGAGTACTATAATAATTCTCAGCAATTTGACAAACAAGCTGAAGAAGCTAAATCTGCTTTTATAAAAGAGACAAATAATGTTTTTAACGAAGAATTCAAAGGTTTTGATTTTAAGGTAGGAGAAAACAAATACAGAGTTAAAGTAGATGATGCTGAAAAATTAAAAACAACCCAATCAAATCTAAATAATTTTTTAAATCCATATATTAAAGATGGTAAATACTCTGATATTCAGGGTTATCATAAAGCTATATTTACTGCACAAAATGCGGATAAAATAGCAAATCATTTTTACGAGCAAGGCCGTGCCGACGCTATTAAAGATGCTGCTAAAAAAGCTAAAAATATAAATATGGATCCAAGACAAGAAGGCTCTACTGTTGTAACTAATAGTGGAGATAAAATTAGAGTTGTTTCGGGGGAATCATCTGACAAATTGCGAATTAAATGGAAATAATAATAACTTAAAATCAAAACAACATGGCTTTTACAAGTGGTGTACCGGCTGCATTGCAACCAACGCAAACTAAAACTTTGTATTCCGGTAATTACATTGATTTCACAGCTGCGGCTTTCGATCAATGGACACAACAATTTTTACCAGACGTGTACGAAAAAGAAGTTGAGAGATATGGTAACAGATCTATCGGTTCTTTTCTTCGTATGGTTTCTGCTGAGATGCCTTCTACTTCAGACCAAATAATTTGGACTGAGCAAGGAAGATTACACACAAGATATGCTAACTGTCTTCCGCAAGGAAGTGCTGGTGTTATGCCAGCTGCTGGAGCTGCTGCTGCAATTGTAGCAAATGCAAATCCAGGAGGCGTACTTAACTTTAACATACCTGCTGCGAACCAACCTACTAGTTTAGGTGTTAGTTCAGTAGCTACAACGGCATGTAACTTTAAAATAGGACAAACAGTTATGGTCCAAGTTCAAACTGCAGCTAATTCAGCTGTTGGTGGAACTGGGGAAGTAATAAAAGGAGTTTGTACTAATGTATCAGGACAGCAATTTCAAATTAAGTCTTATCTCTCACACGGTGGTGTTACTGCCATACAAGAGGTTACTGCTATTGCTTACGGATCTGAATTTGCTAAAGGTACTGGAAACTTTACTGATAGCTTAGATCCAGGATATGCTACATTTACTAATGCACCTATCATTTTAAAAGAAAATTATCAAATCAGTGGTTCTGACACAGCTCAGATCGGTTGGATTGAAGTTACTTCTGAAAATGGTGCTAGTGGATATTTATGGTATATTAAATCAGAGCACGAAGTAAGACTAAGATGGGAAGACTATCTAGAAATGTCTATGGTTGAAGGTGTAAAAATGGGGACTAATGGTGTTCCTGTTCCAATTGCACTAGGAACTTATGGCGGTAGTTTAGCTGCTCAAAATGCTAGAGGTACTGAAGGATTCTTCTCTGCTCTAGAGGCAAGAGGAAATGTTTATACTGGTTTCGGTGGTCAAGCGGCTGCTGGAGTTGGTAATGGAACTCTAACTGATTTTGACGCGGTACTTAAGCAATTAGATAAACAAGGTTCAATTGAAGAAAACATGCTTTTCTTAAATAGAGAACTTTCTTTAGAAATTGATGACATTCTTGCTATGCAAAATGGTAATTATGGTGGAGCTGCCGGTGCTACAAAAGGTACTTCTTATGGAGTATTTAATAATAGCGCTGATATGGCTCTTAATCTAGGCTTTACTGGATATAGAAGAGGATCTTATGACTTTTACAAAACTGACTGGAAATATCTAAATGACTGGTCAACTCGTGGAGGTTTTGGTGATATTGAAGGAGTTTTAGTTCCAGCAGGAACTTCTACTGTTTATGATCAACAACTTGGTCAAAATATCAAAAGACCATTCTTACACATCAGATATAGAGCTTCAGAAACTGAGAATAGAAAAAACAAATCTTGGATAACAGGATCTGTTGGAACTGACACTCCTACTTCTGATTTAGACATTATGAAAGTTAATTACTTAAGTGAAAGATGTCTTATTACTCAAGCTGCTAATAATTTCGTATTATTTAAAGCTTAATTTTTTAACTATAGAATACGGGCCCTTCGGGGCCTAGTGTTCTTATTTTATATTATTTTATTATGACAACTACAACAAAACAAGAAAGCAGTATTACTAGGATTGAAAAAACTTGGGAATACAAAGATAGAACTTATGTACTAAAAGGAGATAATTCCCCAGTATCATATACTATCCAAACAAGACATACTCCTCGTAAACCATTAATGTGGTTTGATGAAGGGTTAAAAATGAATAGAGAAATAAGATTAGCTACTAATCAAAAATCATTATTTGTAGATGAACAAGACGGTTATGTTACATTAACACATGTAATGTTTCAAGATGGGATTTTACATGTTCCAAGAGCTGAAGTATCTATGCAAAAGCTTCTGTCTATTTATCATCCCCATAAAGATAAAACATGGGAAGAAGTAGATATGGCAAAAAAAGCTGCTGACGAAATTGATATATTGGAATTTGAATTAGAAGCTTTAAGTTTAGTTAAAGAACTAGACATAGAGCACTTAGAAGCTATTATGAGAACTGAATTAGGATCTGCGGTTACAACTATGACATCTAAAGAATTAAAAAGAGATGCATATAAATTTGCTAAACAAGATCCTTCTTTGTTTATCGAATTATCTCAAGATGAAGATATTAAATTACGTAATCTAGCTAATAGGGCTGTAGAACAAGGAATTATTTCCTTAGCTGATGATGGCACAGTATTTAAATTTGCTAATGGCAAAAAAATAATTACTGTACCTTTTGATCAACATCCTTATGCGGCATTATCACAATACTTTAAAACTGATGATGGTGTAGATTTAATGAAATCTCTTCTAAAAAAGCTTAATTAAGCTAACCGGATATGAGGCGAGAAATCAGCCTCATATTCACTAAATAATACTAAAAAGAAATAGATGATTAATATTAATAATGTATACCAAACAGTACTTGTTTTAGCCAACAAAGACAATAGAGGTTATATAACGCCTGATGAATTTAACAGGATGGCAGATCAAGCTCAAAATGAGATTTTTGAAGCTTATTTTAGCAGGCAGTCAAATTATGAAAGGGGAAATCCTGTACAAAGTGATTTTTCTGATGCAAAATCAAATGTTTCTGAAAGAATAAATTTATTTTATAAAAGTAATATACCTACTATAGCAAATGGTATTTTCCCTTATCCTAGTGACTTAAGACAGTTAGGTGTAGTGAGTGTTAATAATGTAGTAGCTGATAAAGCTT